AGCCTGATAGCGTTCCGACAACAGGTGTGAACCCAACTCCACACCCTTGTAACAAGAGCCACAAAGAGTCAACAACATCATGGATAGTCTCCACTTTTAAATGAGCACAATTAAACTGACTAGCTTCTCTCTTCTTGGCTACATCAGTTCCACCTAACCACAAAGTCCTGCCTGATACCATGACCTTGCGTTCTAACAAGAGCTGTCTCAACTCTTTGAGTTCATCACATATGTCAGCATAATCAGTAGCTTCAGTTTTACCTAATGCTCTATCCCATAACCACCCCTGATGTCTAACAACTCTATCTATAGTTTGTTCCCAAGTTTCATAGGTTTCATCCTTAGCATCTAAGGGTCTACTGTAAGTTCTCCTCGTGATAACTTGTGCTCTAACAGAAGGTTTATTCATACACACTCCTCTAGGACAGGTGGTTTATAATTTTTACCTTTCAATACTTTTCCATGTTCACACTTAGCAAAGGGATACTTGCTCATGTTAGATTTATGTACCAGATTGTATGCTTTATCAAAGTCTAAACCAAAAGAAACAGCAGTTCCTTTGAGAACATAAACAACATCACACATTTCTTTAAGGAAATCCTGCATTAACACATGGAGTTCCGCTTGATCTATGTTTCCTTCCAACTGAAAGCCAGCTTCAGCCAGCTCCTGCACCTCTTCAAGTATTAACTTCATCCTGAACTCAAACAACTCTTTACTGAAAGGCTGATCAACAGCCAACTCCATTTTCTCATGAAACTTCCGGACTTTTTGCATTGTATTTCTCCTCTTTAATCATTTCTAAATAGCGGATTGCCTTATCAATATCTTCTTTACCACCCTTCATGTCATGTCTTAGTACATACTTTATCACATTCCCCTCAGCATAAGGAATATTATTTCTCATAATAAAACTTATGGGTTCTATATCATATCGTGCATAATAATCAGGAGATACATTTTCTTTAATCATGTTATAAATCTTTACATTTTTGTTGAAGGAGTCCATAAATTAATTTCCTCTTTGTTAAAATTATAATCTTTAGTTCTTAAAATTCTAGCAACTCTAGCTTGAGTCAAAGCATGATCCTCAGTTAAACCAGCTTTCTCATACGCATCTTTAATTGTTTGCCACCTAACTCCTTTAGTTAGAAGGAGTTCCGTAGCTCTCTTCGGTCCTATACCTGGACACCCCTTGTAATTATCTACTGAGTCTCCCGTTAAAGTCTGGAAGAAAAACATATGATCAGCCGTCTTCTCATCTATAACTTCAGTAATCTCTGAGTCCATGTTGTAATACTCACAAGGAATCGTAAGCATATCTTTATCAATAGAAATAATTATATTCCTATCAAACTTTCCATCAGTAGCAAGGATACCCAAGACATCATCAGCTTCCAACATAGGTTGAGTCTTACTAGGATAGTGTTCCTTAAGATAAGTCTCCAGATGATTATATCCTAGAGGCTTCTTACCATCTTTTCGGTTCAACTTATAATCGGGAAAAATTTTTCGCCTGAAATTATTTGCTCTATCTGAAAAACAAATAATAGTATCAAACTCTTTTTCTTCTCCTAACTTCTCCTGCCAATCCCTGATCATTTCATCGGCCTGAGTTTTTAATTCATCTACATTAGTAGCTGTTGTTAAGATCCCATCATCCCAATGTACTACTGTCTGTACTGCCCAACAGGTTTTGTAGGTAAGGATGTCTCCATCTATCAATAGTCTCAAAGTACCCATAGTAATCTCCCATCTTTAAATGTTCTTGGTAATGACACTCATCACATAAATATTTACACTTCAATGATTCTTTTAATCCCACTATAAAGTTATACTGTCCCACCCTAGAAACTCTAAATCTTTTTATCTCAGGATTAATATGGTGAAAATGTAAAGATCTTTTTAAATCAGTTTTATTACAGTTCTCACACTTAAAATTCCTTAATAAAGCTAAAATATACATTCTTATTTGGTATCTATAAGCATCATATCCTTTCTTCTTTCTACTCTCAAAAGGATTTTTAGAGAGTAAAAATTTATGAAACCCTAAACATAGCTTTTCAAGCTTATTAAATGTATCAATGTGTTTCAGCCCAATTTCTTCCAATTTTAGACGTTCCACTAAGAGGGCATCCAAATTCATAGTAGTCTCCAGCTCTCGTAATCGCTTGTTCCGCTTCCGGTCCAATATGTTTTTTGGCATACCTCTCCTTACACTCAATTTGAAATTCATCATGGATGTTAGCTACAAACTCATAGTCCTCTCCAGATTCTAATCCTAGCATATGTAAGCGTTCATCTAGTAGAACTAAAGCTGTTTTCATCAAGACTGCTCCTGCACTTTGAAGCAAGGTGTTTAAAGCAGAATGTTCTGAACGAACATAAAGTCTTCTGCCATCCAAACCTATAAGGTGTCCTCTCCTACGATAAGCTTGCTTAACGGCTTCAGTTAACTTAAGTAAACCATCAACACCATTCAACAGCTTCATCCTAGCTTGCTTACCTCCGCGAATATTAGTTCCTAAGATCTTACCTAACTTCTCATTCCCTGCTCCATAGATAAAGGCATAGAAGAATGTCTTGGCAGTGTCTCGTGACTTTAAACCTACTAGCTTTTGATTAATAGAATGAATATCAGTTCCATCTTTTGAATTTCCTTCAACAGCAGCAGTAGCATACTTGCCACCATCATACTTCTTTAGGTATCCTGCTAGTGCTCTAAGTTCTAGACCGTCAGCATCACATCCAACCAACACCCTATCCTTAGAAGCCTTGAATAATTCCCTACACTCTTTACCAAAGGGACTGTAAACAGCAGGGACTTGAGCTAGATTAGGAAAAGAATGAGTACATCTACCAGTAACAGCTCCATTAGTGTTAACATTTCCAAAGATCCTCCCATCTCTCTCCAGTTTCAACCAAGCGTTATCACCTTCAGCCAGTTGAGATATTCTTTTAGATAAGAGGAAGTGATTAAACAACTCATCACAACCTGGATATGGTAAAGATCTTAAGATTGTCTCATCAATTTTAGGTTTACCATTAGGGGTAAAGTCTTTAGGTTTCCAATTGTAATCCTTCTGGAGCTTATAGCTTATATGATCCCTACTGTTAGGATTAAATTTTATGTTCTCTATCTTATTAAAACTTTCACCAGCAGTATAACCTTTAGCTTTGTTATCCTTCTTAGGAGTGAAACTTCCTAAGTCCCGATACCAACTACCAAACCGCTTCTTTAACTTAGTTCCTATTTGTTCCTGTTGCTTGAGAAGGTTTACATAGAGATCCTGCCCCCTCTTAACATCAAAAGAAAAACCATTCTCTACTTGCCTTTGGATAATATAAGCAAATTCGTGCTCTAACTTAACAGCTTCTTCAGCACACTCAGCTTCACATAAATGATCAAAAAGAGTAGAAGTAATAGCAACATCTCTGGCACAATAGTCTGCCATCTCGTGAGTGAACGTAGACCAATCAGTATTCTCATGATTGAAGTCACCCTTCAGCATTCCTAATCTATAACCCCAAGCTTTTAAACTATGAGAACCATAGAGCTTAGTAGGAATATGTTTCTTCTTGGCATCCAAGGTCATCATGTGAGAGTAGGCTAATCGAGACACCACAAGAGTATCACTTATCTTTGTATTCTTATTAGGAGTCCAACCTAAAAGTTTTTTTAGAACCGGTAAATCATATCCTAATATATTATGTCCCACTAAACCCTCAGCATTAGACATTACCTCTAAGGCTTGCTCTAAGTTATCATACTGGTCCTCATTAGCAAACACCTGAGAAGCTTGTGCTCCTTCAACTGTCATAGATAGACAATGGATCTTGGAGACATCTGGAAGTAAACCATCAGTTTCTAAATCAAATATTATATTCATATTTAAAATGCCTCTTCAATATATTCACATTCTCTTAGTCTGCCTGTTTCCCTGTCGTAATATAATCGAGCTGCAACCCCTGTCGAACTGCCTTTATATCTGGCCTTAAGGATTCTAACAGTTGTTTCACCTTCTTCCTGCTGATTTCTTTCGAGTCCAACCACGAAATCGCTAAGTTGAGCGATACTTCCACTCCCCCTAAGATCATTAAGTGAGATTTGTCTGCCATCTTCATGTCCTCTACCGTCTGAGGGTTTTCTTAAATGAGATACAATAAAAATACCCATGTTTAATTCTTCTGCAAGAGATCTAAGCTTAGTCATTAAGTTATCTATTAATCTTCTTTCATCCCCACTCTCGATACCACTAACCATAATAGAAATATGATCAACAATGATCCAAGAAACATTACAGCTCCTAGCCAAGTACCGAATACGATTGGAGAGAACATCCCCATCCATGCTTCCCCAATGATCATATAAAAATAACCTCCCTGTATTTAATGTTTTTTCCCATATATCCCTTAAAAATTTTTCCTCTAAATTATCCCTTAAGTGAAGCATTTCATTGGCTTCAATTGACATGAAGTCAATGGCTGCTTGACGTACAGACTCTTCAAGAGCAATATAACCAATTGTTTCTCCTTTTGAGAGGAAGTATGATGCAATTTCTTTAACAGCGGTAGATTTTCCAGCTCCTGTCCCTGCACAAAACGTAACGAGTTCACCTTTTCTAGCTCCTAAAGTAAGGTTATTAAGACCCTGCCAAGGATACTCCATATCAGCAGCTTGCATGGGGGTATTTACCAAGTCCCAAGTATCCTCTCCTGCTATGATTCCATCTGGCCTGTAAACTGAGGCTCTGAACATAGCATTAATCATATCAGATCCGCGATTAGCTAATAGCATTTCATTGGGATCTTTAAGAGGGAGGGATGCTATCTTACATTTTCCAGGTGGAAACAGCTCTGCCACCTTACGAGCTGCGTTGTTCCCTTGAGAGTCATTGTCAAACATTATAATTATTTCTTCAAAACCCTCTAACAACCATTCTAAGTCTTTAGCTATGGCTTTACAAGCAGATCCTACACCATTTGGAATGGATACTACAGGGTACTGACAACGCTG